ATTTACAGTTGCGCCTGCTTTGATGACCTCTTTCATATTTCTTTCCCAATGGTCACACTTTAAACCAGTACGCATGTATTCAGCCTGTTCTCCCCAACTATCAATACTGGTAAAGAAACTAAATTTGCGTATCTTCTTTTGATTTACTAAACTAGTTACCCTGGAAATTAATCTGTCAACTCTTTCAAAAGTCACTCCAAGGTTACTGTTTAACGTAATCTCTAAATGAGGAGCAGGTTCTTCTTCTAATAGGTCAAAGAACTGCATAGCACCGGGATTCATTAAGGGCTCACCGCCTGTGATTCTTAATGTGTGTAGGTCTTTACGGAGGCTTGGCCACCAACGCCAGAAAGCTTCGATATAAGGGTTTTCATCTTTAGGACCGTAATAAGTTCCAGATTTTAAAAATTCAATACCATATTGATTATAGGTTAAATCATAGTTTCCATGTTTTTTAATTTCTTCCATCCACATGGTACTGGCCTGTGGACAGCAATATCCGCAACGATAGTTACAGCCGTTGCCGAAGCTAACTTCTAAATACCTAGGATTGATAGGAGCATCCCATGGTAGCTCTGCTAGCTTTTCTATCAACGGTTCAGAAAAGTCACTGCTACTGTGTATCATTCTATCACTGATATGCTCTCCTGGCAGGTCTTCAATATTCCAGCAATAGTAACATTCCTCCGGACGGCCGCCTTCTAACATAGTTTTACGTTGCTGTTTTTTCCACTTAGTGTTATGTAGAGCACTTGCATCTATTTTTATTTCGTCTAAAGGAATGTGGTGCGGACGAGGATGATAGCAACTGTGATTATCTCCGGTATGTAAGTACAAAGTTTGATGCAACCATTTCATTGCACAAAAACCAGGACCTACCTTGTTTAGTCTGTCTCTTACATTTTTAATATATTCTACTCTATCATCCATTTTTGCATTTTTCCCAAAAATCTTTTAGCTCAGGAAACGTTTTTAAAAAATCAGTTCCTCTTTTTTCATCGTGCTGGCTGAAAAACAAATAAAAGTTTTTCATAGCCTTATGCTTGTCAAATCCTGTGTCTGCGTTAATCCAGTCTATTAATCTTTGAACTTTGCTAACTTCAAAATCACTAAAACCCATAAACTGATTCCATCGCCCTTCTTTATTCTGCTTCATGAACTTAATAGTTTTTTCAAGTTCCACTACCATTTCAGGAATCAGCTTAGGATTTAAAAAGTCAGGATCGTGCAGTTGAGGTATATCAAACCATATCAGTTGACGCTTTTTACTAAAAGATCTTCTGAGCTTTAAAATATTCTGTATATATTCTAAAATCTTTCCGTAGCTTAGAGCGTTAAAAGTTATGATAAATGTTAAACTGTGTCGTTGACTGTTAGCTAAAAAATCTTTTACATTATTTTTTAATACTTCAAAATCCATACCGTTTCGAATGTATTCCGCCTGAGGGCCCCAACTGTCTAAACTACAGAACAGCATGAAATGATCTATTGCATCGGCAGAAGTTATGTCATTTAACCCTTCCATAAATTTCTGCCATTGATTTCCTGGGGGACAGCAGTTACTGGTAATGGCTAAATGGAGATCTGGCTTAGGATTATTTTTCACATAGTCGAACATACGAAACGTATTTTTATCCATTAGCGGTTCGCCGCCGGTCATACGAAATGTTTGCAAAGTGGGATATATTTCAGGCATCCACTCCCAGAAGGCTTTGAGATAAGGATTATCCGAACTGTTATCTATAGGAATCTCATTTTCAATCCAGGTTATATCGTTATGGATTCTCTCCGACAATAGATAAGGACCTTGTTTTTTTATTTCGTCCATCCATGCTGTACTTAGATGTGGGCTACAATAACTACATTTAAAGTTACAGGCTTGATTAAAGTTTACTTCGACATATCTAGGTTTAGCATTACCGGTATGCCCTAGTTCTATAGCTTCGTCTATGATACCAGGTTCCCATACATCTTTACTTCTATAGGCACGATCACTTAGTTGTGTTCCACTATCTTCTATCTGCCAACAAAAATTACATTCCTGCGGTTTTAAATCTTCAATCATTAGTTTTCGTTGGTGCTTTTTATAGTTGGTATTGTGCAATGCACTAACATCAATCTTAACTTCGTCTAAAGGAATGTGATGGCTTCTTGGATGATAACAACTGTGAGTTCTACCTGTAGGTATGTGGATGCTAACATTAAACCATTTGGCTAGACAAAATCCTTTTCCGACCTTATCGAGTTCTTGTTTTACGAGTTCGGCATCCAACAAATATCGAGATTGATATTTTCCATCAATCTTTCTAAGCTCGTTACCTTTTATGTTTCTATTGAAGTCCATCGAAATATTTTTTTAACCATTCAAAGTCATTGATTTTAGCTAGTTGAGTTTTATCTTCTTTAGACGATAAACCAAAATCTCTTCCGGCAATCGCACCTGCAATCGCGTATTCTCCGTATTGCTTATCTTTACCCTGACTGCACCATACTGCTAATCGTTCGTTAGTTTCATCTTCATTTTGTCTACTGATTAATTTAGCAGAAAGTTTAGCGCACTCTCTAAATGCTGACTTCCAGGTATTGAAAGGATCAGTATTAAAAACGGTAATATTAGAAACTTTTTCCACGGCCTTAAATTGATCACTGATTGATGTAGTCATATCTGTACTGTTTACATCCATGGCTAATGTTAGATGACGAGGTAACAGCTTTACTCCCCCATAGCCATAGACTAAGCCGTTGATAGGATTCTGGCTCCTCCAAACATGTACTACATTTCTTTCATATCTTGTTACAACATGGTCAAAAATAAATCCGTCAACTATTTCAGCATCGCCGTCTACTACCCATATCATTTCAGTAGAACACATTTCAGCAGCTTTTATGTGAGCTTGATGTATTCCTTTGACTCCGTGTACTCGTTTAGCAAGAGGATATTTTTCTTTAAGTTTAGACCAATTCTCATCTGCATTAGGTTCATTATAACTGATGAATACTATATCATATAATCTGTGTTCAGACGCTATTGTTTCTTGTTCTTTTTTATTGATAAGATATCTAAAGTCTATTTCTCTTTTTCCTACCGTGGCCTGCTTGCTCATTAGCATCAGTCCATTGTAAGTATATTCTTTGTCTTTGAACTTATGCAAGAATACATGATTGATATTCCTGTCATAGTCATACTTGCCGTCTCGAGTATCAAAATATATGTTGTACACAGAAGTATCTGTAACTTCTATTTCTGGATAAACGGCCCAAAACATTTCGTCAGTTGTGTTTTCTAAAGCTGATAGATAGTCGTCATAGGAGTTTATTTCAACTATTGGATATTGAGACTTACTGACTAAAATATCATGTTCTTTTTTATCGATGATATATCGTATATCAAACTCTCGTTTTGAAATGGGTTTTTTCTTACTGCACAGGATAACTCCATTAACGAAAGATTCTTTTTCGTAACAGAGATTTTTAAAAATATGATTTTCTGATCTATCATGGTCATACTTACCATCTCTAGGATCAAAATAGATATCAAAAATTGTTTGATCTACAACCTCAATATTAGGCCACACAATCCAGAACATATCATCATTGACTGTTTTAACAGCTTCTAAATATTGATCGTAGGTCTGTATTTTTACTATAGGGTATCTACATTTAGAAATAATAATATCATGTTCTTTTTTATCAATGATATACCGTATATCAAACTCTCTTTTCGAGATAGGCTTCTTCTTGCTAGCAAGTATTATACCATTGATAAATGATTCTTTTTTGTAACAGAGATTTTTAAAAATATGATTTTCTGATCTATCATAGGTATTATGAAAATCAAAGTAGGTATCGAATATTTCTGTGTTTGTTATGTGTAGATTTGGCCATACTATCCAAAACAGGTCGTCTTGGATTTTTAGATAGTCGTCATAAGACTCTGGCGAATATATGTTGTATTTTTTTGGAACACTTGCTACTATGTCTATTTCTTTTTTTTCTGTAAAAAATCTATGACGAAACTCTCTCTGAGATATGTCTAATGCCTTTGGGAACAAACAAATACCATCATAATGATCTTTGTTTTTAAAAACATGGACATACATATCGTCCCATTTGGTAGCTCGGTAAGATGCTATATCGAACGATTCGTTTATTTCGATATCGTCCCAGATAACCCAAAACATTTTTGTAAATGATTTAGATCTTATATCTTCAAAAGTTTCTACATTCTGCAAACGTTGTGCATGCGAATATTTAGATTTTATTTTTTTCCAATCTAGATCGTCGCCTGTCTTTTGAGATACATAAAAAATATCATACATTTGTTGGTACCGGCATACGGAAATAGGTATCGTTAAGATTCATAGTTTCATTGTATAAATCTAAAGTATACTTGCTCTGAGCAGCATCTAGATATGGCCAATGTAATCCTAGGCCTAACTTGATTTTTTCTCCGAGATCTTTTATAGCTTCAACTAATCCATCGCCCTTGACTTCCTCGTAAGGCTTGCCGTACTGTTTCCAGATATCTCTTAAAATCTCAAAATCTCTAACATCTACATAGTTCCAATCTGTACAGTTGGCCATCCAAGTTCCTAGTCTAGCACCATAGACTGCATAGATTCCGTTTTCTTCGTGGGCGCCAACTGTTGACCACATACGCAGTCTGTGGATATTATGCCACCATATCCGTTGTTGTATTTCCAATGGAGGAACTTTAACACCGTCAAGTAAAGTCATTTTAACACCTTCGCGGAATCCAGCTCGCCATGCTTGGAATGGACTTCCTGTGATAATGCTATCGCTGAAGCTCAGAGGAAAATTTCGATAACCATCTTCCCAACAAAAGTCTACCTGGCCTCGATCGCTGTCTGCGTTTTCATGTGTTTTCATGTTGAGAACGAAATCTTTTTTCCAGATTTTTAATCCGCCATTGCCGTAACGTAGTCCATTAATGACATTACGACCGCACCAACCGTAGACTTGAATCTTAGGATCTGTCATATCCAAGTCGATATTAAAGAACTTAGGATCTACAATATTATCAGCATCTACAGTAATGAACCAATCTGTTTCTGATTTTTCAGCTGCGGCTTTGTGTGCATGATCGCTACCTTTGACTCCATGTACACGTTTAGCCCAAGGTACCTTGTTACACAGATCGGCATAATGAAGATCAGCGTTTGGCTCATCATAACTTAGAAAAACAACATCAAACTCAATGACTTTCATTTGACCTCTAAAATATATTTTGGAAATAATCGTTTAGTATAAACACTGAATTTTTTAGGAACATTTTTAATCCGTAATGTCGTTGACTTACCGATTAAGTCGTCTATTTTAATTTTAACTACATCAAATATAACATTAGGATCGTTGTAATCAGTTATTAAAAATGTCATAACTGTTGATCCGTCCCAATGAATTTTTCTTTTAGATTTTTTAGATGAAGACTTAGTTCCATTATATTTTTCAGATAACTCTATGGTCATTTTTCCTTCTTCGGAAAACATCGTAACAAAAACATCTTCCTCTTCTTCAAATTTTGACCATTGTTTATCAACGATTCTGTGCAACACATCATCTATTTTGTTTAATACTTTGATTTCAGCTATTTGAAAAGTTC